TGGGAGTCATACCTAATACCCACCGCAGTTTCTGTTAGCTCAAAAGTGTAATGAAGTACATTTTTTCCTGTTTTTAGTGCATGTGCACCAATATTCACAAGGAAATGAGACTTGCCAACGCCAGTATTTGCTGTAATGACACCAATTTCACCGCGACCAAGTCCACCGTTCAGAACACTAGATTGATCTAATTGTGGAATACCTGTTGGGCATGGACGGCGATCAGCTTTGACAAATCGAGCCTCGAAGTCCGCCTCGAAGTCATGACCTACTGAGGCTTGGATACCTACAGCAACCGCATCACGCATGATTTTAACTACTTGTTCGTGCTTTCCTGTCTCAATCAGATCAACTGCTTCTTCTAATGCTGACTTCATTGCCTGCTTTCTACAGAATGACAATGCCATCTCTTTGACTTTTGGCAAATCTCCGTAGTCAGGATTAAACTTAGTTCTATGCAAATAGTCAATAATTTGACTCTGCAGTACTTTTGCATTACCTTCTCGGAGATCTTCCTTGACAATAGAGGCTAGAAGAGAAAGCGTCGGAAATGTTCTGTGACTCTTAAAGTGTTCAAAATATTTTTCACCTAAATATCTCAAGTACTTCACTTCAAAGTATTCAGGGGCCATCACTTCAATCATTTGAGCTGACCAATCTTTATCTGTCAGTAATGCTTGAAAAATCTTTTCTTGGAATTGCTTATCATAACGTCCAAAAAAAGCGACACCTGTAGACATGTTTGACGTCTCTGTCATTAATTTTTCCTGTGTTTAAGTTTTTAATACGCTGCTAAATGTAAAGAATAAACGATCTGCCTCAAGTGTAGAAAGTCCTTCACCAACCAATTTGCGTAATAACCCTATTTTATCATGTTTAGGATTAAACGTATCGAAAGATGCATTTACTTTTTTTATCTGTGATGCTGACATCGTGGAAGAACCGAGATACATCAGTTTCCAGTTTCGTTTAATGACATCTGCACCTTCTTCAATTCTTTGGTAAATTTTGGGACCCTTGGGTGTGCGGCGAGATGTCGCTTCTTTAATTATATCGCTGATTGATACATCTTCCAATGAACCTAGCTCTGGAAAACGTTTGGCAAGGGACTTAAAACCAACACCTTTTATTCCTGGGACGTTGTCAGATGGGTCCCCACAAAGTGCTTTCGCAGTGCAAAAATTATTTGGTGTTATCTGGAACTTCTCCAAAACAATATCTGTGTTTACGTACTTCTTCCCTGTGGGTGTATAGATTTGTGTGTTTTCATCGAGTAATTGATAGAAGTCTTTGTCAGACGATAAAATTATTTTATTTTCATTTTGAAATCTATATTTGCAAATGTAGCCAATTACGTCGTCACCCTCGACATTTTCAACATAAATCTGATGTACTGGCAGGAATCTCAGTAATGCAACGGTTGTTGCAACTTGCCAGTTTCTGTTTTGTACTGTGTTTGGCATGTCTTCATAGAATCTATTTAGTTTTTGAGGCCTTCGCTTTTGTTTATAGTCAGAGAAAATTGCACGCTTTCTTGCAGATCCTCCTCCCTCCCATACAACAACTACTTTTGAAGGGAAAATATCATCAACGAGCCATGCTAGTGCTTTTACAAAACCCATGACCCCGCCAGCTGGTTCTCCTTTTTTTGTCATCGTTGGATTTGCAATAAAATGCCTCGTAAATAGATTCAAACCATCTACGATGAGTATTGGCCTATTACTTGTTTTTGAAGTCATTAATTTCTTTTTGAATTTTGTTTAGATCGATTGAAATTTTAGAATCTCTAATAAACGCTGTAATAGGTTGATGCATATAAGAGTGGCACATTACAAACCCAGTTGATTTAATTTCTCCATCGTCATCCCTGAACATATTGTTCCAGTCAAGCGTGTTTCTATCTAACCAAGTTTTTAATTCCGACTTTGTGACATCAACCATGTAGATATTATCTCGGTCATGGGTGCCTTTTCCTGCATATTGCCTAGCAACAAGTGTGATATTTGCTACTGGTGGCGCATTTCTAAATCTAAGTGAATCGTAAAAGTCTAACCTTTTTTCTTTCCAGGTGTCTTTTTCATACTTGTTCAAATCTTTCACTTTAGATATTCTTCTATGTCAATTAGTCCTTCACTTAGCTCTGACGCTATTGCTGCTACTTCAACGTAAGAGTCTAAATCAATATCTGGGTCTGCTTCGTAGATTCTTACAAATGTGCGTTCCATAAGATCTTCAACGTAGACTTTTGTTTCTGCATCATTGATAATTTTATCAAACCCAGACTTATAGAATTTTTTGTTAATGATGCAAACAACTGGCTCTTGCTTAGGTGTTGATTCTTTTTTCTTGCTTGACATAATCTTCATAGCTTCGTCTGTTGCTTCTCTATTTTTTTCATCTGATGCATCCCATACATAAAACGATTTCCAAGAGCCGCCGCCTGTAAGCTGATAGATTTTACCATTAATCAACTCAGGGCCATTTTTTCTTAGCAAGTCATATGTCTCTTCATGCTCTCTGATGCCTTTTCCGAAGTGAATTTGGAACCGGACAGTCCTGAATGGTGCAGCTACCTTATTTTTGATTGTTTTTGAAATCACGTTGATGCCAATTACTTCACCCTCATCATTCTTGATTGCAGTACCTGACGAAAGCTTGATTCTCGTGCTTGCGTGGAATGGAATTGCTTTTCCTCCGGGTGTTGTGTCTGGATCACCGTAACGAACACCAATATTGACTCTAACCTGATTCAAGATGACGAACAAAACATTTTGGTCTGCAATAACACCTGTGATCTTTCTCATACCTTTTGAGATTGCTCTTGCTTGCAAGCCGATTGATTGTTGCTCATAGTCTCCTTCAAGTTCAGCTTTTGGTGAACTTGCCGCAACACTGTCCCAGACAATTACAACAGGGATATCAGTTGTGAGTGCTCTTGCTTTAAGAATTGTTGATTCTGCAATTGCCAAAATATTCTCTGTGCAATGCTCATTGACATATACAAAGCCTTTTCGGACATTAACACCTAGATTCTGTAGATTCTCAACAGATGTTGCAGTTTCAGAGTCAATATAGACTGCAATACCTTTCATCTTCTGGACACTTTTACAAATTTGGGCTGCTACGTGCGACTTACCAATAGAAGGCGCTCCGAAAATTTCAACTATTCGTCCTTCTGGAAGTCCTCCATTTCGCCTGTTAGAACAGACGTAGTCTAGTTGTTTGATACCCGTCGGGATCCATCTTTTGATATGAGTAGGGGAAACATCTGTACTTAGATTGTAAGCAACCTTGTCACCATTTTCTTTATTCAGGTCTCTAATTAGGTTTGATGTGAAGTCACCCATATCAAATTCATCTTCTTTAACGATCTTTTTCTTTTTAGCCAATTTAATTTTCCCCTACTGATATCTTATACTGGTGGTGCTAGATGTACATAAAAGAAAAGAGCCTTTCGGCTCTTTTCAAACTTAGTAAATTATACTAAGTTATCCGTCATCTTTCATCAACTCATTAAACGCAGCGTCTAAATTATCATGAGTCTTTCCAGAAACCTCGCCGTCGTTACTACTAGGTACAGCGGGAGTAGAGGCCTTGGAATAAGTATTACCACGTTCAGTGCCGTCGGAATCCTCATCTGCACCTTCGAGCCAGTCATTGATAATCTTTGAAAGCTCATCGTAAGACTTGAGTGAATAGATTGCGTCGAGATCCGGGATTTCATCCATCCACTTCTTAACTTCAGCCTTATCAGAAGACAAAGGAGTCTTAGAAGGACGTGGCATAACTGCGGTCATTGCCCACTGTTGACCTGGCTGCTTAGTAACCTTGACCTTAATGTCATGACCCTTAGTAGTCGAAGTAATATCACCGAAATCTTCATCAATCATGATATTAAGCAACTGCTGGTAAACAGTCTTACCAAACGACCAGAGGCGGGGACCCTTGTCTTCTTCACCTCGGACGATGACGGGAGCGAATGCACGCATCTTCGGAAAAAGCTTCTTCATAAGTTCATAAGACTCTTTAGAGTCTTCTTCGCGAAGAGTATTGATCAATTCCTGGAAAGGATCTTCTTTTCCAAATTGACTAGGTGCAAGAAGGCCTCTGTTCTTTCCGATGCCGTAGTAAAACTTACGCTCCTTGAAAGGCTGGCCCTCATTATTAAGAAACGGTACAATTCTAACACTGTATTCTTGATCTTGTTCAGGCCGCCAAAAAGCATCTCGCTTTTTATTTTGTCCAGAAAGTTGCGCTAGCTTGTTGCGAATTTTATCGAAATCTACACCCATTTTAATTCTCCAATTAAATAATTTTTTAGTGTGTTAAACTATAGTCTCTACTATTTGTAATGTTCAAGTTGTTTTTGTTAGTTTTTAGTTTTTAATTTGTTAGTTTTTATTATGTTGTGTATCCTCCTTTCATGCTATATTATACGATGAAATTTGGAATTTGTATTATCAAATTTTACCCATGTGTTGCTTTAAATCCTTTAACTTCTGTTCCTGGTTTTTTCCGCTTTCTGTTGCCTACTTTTGGTGGTTTTGCTCCAAGTGGACCGGTGTAACCTTGAACGGCGCCGCCTGCCATAGAGGAGAATTCATCGACAGGTTCTTCTTCAAGTTCTTCTTCGTCTTCGTCGATCAACTCTGCCTCAAAAAGCAAAGTCGTTAAAAATCTTTGCGAAGCCTCACTTTGCTGCTGTGATTGCTTTAAAGTAGTCGCAGTGTCAATTTTTTCTGAATAGCTTTCTGCCATAAATACACCTAGTGCTTCTTTAATCTTGGGCATATGTGGATGAAGCTTTTTAAGGTTTTCATTCTCGGGTATTGAATCAAACAAGAACTCAATCATCTCTTTGTTCTCATCAATCACAGTTTTAAGACGTGAGATTTGGGCAATAATATCAGGCCCATGCTTAGCTACCTTAGCAGATGCTTTGGGGAATGTTTTTATGGCCCAAAGTCCGAACTTAGTACCTTTGCCTACAAGATCGCCGATTATTGGGATTATTGAGATCAAAGATAATGCTGAAAGGAGATATTTTCCTTCGATGGCATAACTTGCTGCGTTAACTGCATCACAGCCTGCGCCGACTGCGGCTCCGGCACCTGTCATATCTGCAATAATACCGCATGCATCAAGTGCTAAATGTGCACCATCTTTTGCGGCTGCGGATAAGTCAAACTCGTTTAGCGACATTTCTCTAATACAGTTTCTTAAAAGTGTCTCTGTTGCCATTTTATTATCCCCGGGCGGTTGCCTGCAATTATATGAGCCGTTACAACCATATTCAGGTTCATAATCAAGCTCGTGGGGCAAAAGAACGTCTTCACCTCCAGTATAACTATCTTCTTCGGGATAATGTTGTTGCATTATCTGGCTTGCAGTTGTATCTGCAGCAGACGATGGTGAACCTCCTGCTCCTGTTAAGAATGGTTGCCTTGGAGGATCAAAATTCTTAACAATTGGTTTATTTAGTGCTCCGGCGGCGTTACCCTGACCCGATCTTCTCGTACCTGCTTTTGGAACTTTAGTTGGCATAGAAGTATTTATCTCTGCTTAGCACGAGTTAATCACATAGATCAGTCATTATTT